TCCAGTGAGCCTTTGCTAGAGGGTCGTATAATAAAAGCAACTTCATCATCTCCTAATTCATACGTCATCGTTTTATCTTCTCATACTTAAGGGGGATACGATCTGCTTTGATTACGCTCCCTGTTTCTTTAAGCCAAGCCTCAGGTATAACTCTGTGTGACCACAGGAACCCATGCTTATCACACCACTCAGAGTACCTAGACTTAGCACCCTTATAAAGCTTAGACTTAGCGTTACTAAATACAAACCTAATGTCTAACTCAGGGTGTTGCTTACGGACTTCTATATGTTTATTTCTATCCTCTGAATCAAATATTCCCTTTGTCTCAATTAGTATTCCATTGTCTAATTGAAAGTCAGGTGTGTAAGTGCGATAGTGTAAGTCTTCCCACTCTATCTTCAACTGTTCATAGCGTACAGTCTTCTGACACTTAGTAAGAACAAGAGCAGTTTCTTTCTCAAGGCCACTCTTGTACTTACCTTTAGCGTGATACCGTTTAGTTGCTGGCATCTTTGTCTGGAATAGTTTCACTAACCAGTGCCTTCTTAAGTCGGTCTACTAAACCGTTACCTACAATAGATATACTATGCAGTTGATATTCTAACTGCCGCTTAATGTTTCCGTTATACTGGATTTCCTTAAGCAAAGATGTTTGATCCTCTGAGAAGTCTTCTGACTCATACTCAATATCTTCTAGTGTAATCTTAGTCATGTTCTTTCTTATCCTTCTACTGAAATGTATTCCACCATAGGCGGGGCTTTACTTCCTGTGTATACCTTTGACGGTAGTTCTTTTAGCTCAGGCCAACACTTCTTCTTATGATCACACCATGAGCAAGTCTTACAAAGCTTAAGGTTACCACTAGCTTTCTTTCTGAATGTCTCTGGCACTGCCTCAAAGCAACGCTCAAATGGCTCATCATTATTTATGTAGTCAACTGTACCTTTGATAGAGGACATCACCTCTTCAACATCAGCAGTCTCAGCTGTTACATATTTGAATTGCCCATTCACTTTATTGATCACCCACCATCCACCAACATCATTACCTGATGCAACAGCGTATCCTATAAGCTGTGATACATAGCCGAAGTCATCAGAGTAAGCCAGTGAATCATAGCTGGCAAACTTGTTGTCGTAACCGTAAGGCGTAGTAGACTTAACGTCATCTACCTTACCATCCAACACCATGTCATACTCACCCTTGATGGTGGCATCACCAACCTTAAGTGCAACCTTATCGTTGTCACCAAAGTCAACACCAGCGGCACGTAGTACCCCTTTGAACATAGCCTCAGTCCAATCGCCCATCAACATGTTCAACATAAATGATGTAGGCTTCTGTACATCTGTATCAGGGTTGTTCTTAGAGAACCACAGCTGGCATCTAGGCCTACCAATGTTTGACATACGTAGACGAAACTCATCACGAGGGCCACCATTGAACTGCTTGTTGAGTGCAGCAGCCACATCCGTGGCTACTTGCTGTATTATTTCTTCACTCATACTTGCTGTGCCATTGATAGCTGACCGCAAGAAGGAGTGTACTGATAGTTCAGCAGGGTGTATCATCCCTCGAACTCTCGCACTTCTACGATAGACCCTACCATTGCAGCTTCCTCAGAGGACAACTGACCTATAGACCCCTCATTATGCTTGCCTTCAATCCAGTTGTTAGTACCTTTGATCCAATCAATAAAGTCTTTTAAGATTGCACTATCTGTTATACCATAGGGTACTTGCTCACCCAAGGAAGGTACAATGATAGCGTACTTACCACCTGATGGTAGGTCACGCTTAGCACTACCTAACTTAAGGGTATGCTCGACAGGGGTAAGCTTCTTGCTTACGATCTGGCTGATGGCTGCATCCATAGTCTTCATGGATTCAGTGTTCTTCACATCCATTACAAACGGAATCTCTTCCCAGACGTTAGTGATGGGGTTACCCAGATCATCAGTAGGTTTTTCCAATGTGAGTACACCAAGCATTACTCGTACTCGTTTAACTGCACGAATCACACCCTTCATTTCCTCTGGTAATGATTGGAAGTCTTTGATGTAACCTGATGGACGCCCTAGATTAAAGCCACCCGTAGTATCCTTTAGGTCTGAGTTAAGGTTAGGTGCCAGTAATGTCTTATGCATTGCCTTAGCTTCCGCATCCCATCGTTGCCACTGGTGACGCTGTGAGAAGATACGTACAGATAGTGTCTTGCTGTACACAATCTCACCATCAGACATAGTAATCTTGTAGGCACCAACAGGAACCTTGATGTGTTCATCACCATCCTTGTCGGTTACGGTAAGTGCTGAGTGTATTTGATTCACTCGTGCTAATGTAGACTGAGATGTTGCGCCACCTCCACCAGTACTGATACCCATTGCTTCGGCAAGAGACATACCGTCTACGCTAAGTGTTAATTCTGTATTCATGTTTATCATCCTTTGATATGTTTATTGTTAGAGAAGCTAAGTTATAACCTCATACGTCTTTAGTGTCAAGCCAGTTATGACCTATTTTTGCCTCTAAAAGTAATGGCACATTCATCTTAACTTTGTAGTTGTCATAGATGATTTGGTGTAGGTCCATGTTCATGGAGTTAATGATCTCTATTATCTGATCCTTCTCGTAAGGGTGTATGTCTATGACCATTGAATCGTGTACACTGTTGACCAGCTTAGACCGCATAGGCATGAGCCTACTCTCCATCTCAACCAGTACGACAGGTACAATATCTCCAGTAGCAAACCCCTGCACTGGATAGTTCTTTATCATAGTAAAGTTTGTTGGTAGTCCGTTTGGCCTCCTCTCTGTATTAGGGAAAGCATACTGCCTGCCCCCCTCATTAGTAATCTTTTGGTAACGTATGGCAGCGTCACCTAACTTCTTATGCCATGCAGCAATACCCTCATACTTCTCAATGAAGTGGTGGTAGTACGCTGCCTCTGCTGGGCTACGCCCATAACCTGTAGCGCCGAAGAGTGGGGCGAAGGTGTGCTCCTTAGCTTCCTGACGGGTAGTTCTCTGCCCTGCATCAGTGATAACCTTTGCAGTATAGCTGTGTACATCGAACCCTGTGCTGATCTCTGTCATAGCTAACGTATCCTGACTGAGGTATGCTGCTACACGAAATTCTAGCTGGGCAAAGTCGGCTTCCATTATGTACCCACCATCCCAACGAGACACGAACACTTTCTTAACAGGGAATGTACCACCACGTGGCATGTTCTGCATGTTAGGGTTGCGTCCAGAGAACCTACCAGTACTAGTGATGTGCTGGGTAAGGCCTACGTGAAGCACCCCATCATCCTTTGTATGCACTGATATACCCTCAACGAATGAGGATAGGTAACTTGATATAGCAGACAGACGCTTAAGATCTTTAAGGAAATCTAATGCACTGTCCATGTTGTTAGCCTTAGCTGTAGACATGAGAGAAGATAGATTATCTTTACCTGTGCTAAAGCCATTGGCACTTACCCATTTCTTACTAGGAGGCATGAACCCCAGCCCCGCCAACTCGTTGGACTGCTTGAGTTGATAACCTCTTGAGTCACAGGACTTGCACTTGTTAGGGCGTGAGAACTTTGTACCATCTTTCTTGGTACGATATACACTACCAACCCCCTTACAATCAGGACAGGTGAAGGCAGAAGTCTTACGTACCATTGTTGTGTTGGCATTGACTGCATCCCTATACTCTTTGTCTGTGTTAGTGTGTTCAAATAGCTGCACCCATTCCTTCTTGTTAACCAGCTTACGACTGTACACTACCTCAGACATTTGCGCTGGGCTGTTAAGGTTAACAGGTGTATCACCCATAAGGTTACGTACCTTGACCTGTAAGCGCCCCTCAATGTCAGCCTTCTCTTGCTCGAACTCAGTACGCACAGAAGCTAAGGCATCTAGGTCTACCTTGATACCAGATGAATACATACGAGATAGCGTCAGGCATACCTTGAATGTAATGTCACGTATGTTGATAAGAGATTCCGAATCAGGCTTAGCGTAGTCTTCCTGTAACTCTACGTACAATGCCCGTGTAGTGGACAGGTCACACTGTAAGTAATAGGTAAGCTCTTTCAGTGGTATCTCGCTAGTGTTGTATCCTTCCTTAAAGTATTTCTTTAGAGTGTCATCCTTCTGGAACTCTAGGTTGCGGCGTACTGCACAGTTTTCTAGACTGAGAGACTTCTTCTTGAAGGCTCCTGTGTTTGTCATCTCTACGTGATTGCCACGCATCAAGACGTATTCAGCTAACATAGTGTCGTATATGGCACCCTTATACTTGAAGCCACTCTCCCATAGCCACGGCATGTCATGCTGTGCATTGTGTAGTATCAATAGGGTAGTAGTATCCAACTTACTTTGCAGTTGCTTGGCTTGTGATCCATCATAGTCGTTAGCTTCTGCGTGATCAAAGTTATATATGTCCTGCTTACCTGACACAACTTCCTGTACACCTACTTGCACAAGCTTATTGGTTGCCTCGAAAGGATCGAGGTGCATCTTGCCACCCCTGTGTGTGACTGTGTTCTCTACATCAAGAACTAATTCCATAGTCTACTCCTTTCTATGCTAAGTACTGTGCCCTAGCTCCATCCAATTCACACGTTACCTTGCCGTGCCATCCTCCCTTAAGCTTATTCTTTGCAATGATCAAGTACCTTTGTGAATCTACGGTGTCATCCTCTGTTGCCTCTAGCACAGGGTTCTTACTAATCAGTACCATTAGGTCAGCTTCCGCTGCCTTGCCTGTCTTACTACCTTCCAGCATAGATTGATCTACATTGATCTTACCTTCAGCATCTGCTGATAGCTGGGACATCCATATCATTGCACAGTTATATTGCTTGGCTATGTTACGTGCATGGATGGCAGCATTCTTAAGGTACACATCTGACTTGTCACTGTTCTTAACAGCAAACTTATCCCCCATATCTAGCACTACAATGTCAGGCTTGTAAGCCTTGATGATAGCCTCAACCCACGCCATGTCCTTACCTGTACTGTCATACAGATTGATCTGCTCTCGCACTGGCTGGTAGCGTGATGCAGCTAAAGCATAGTTACCCTTCACCTCCTCCATAGATAGGGATGATGCAGCACTAAGGTAACGTGCGCCCACCCGTTCATAAGCTTCTTCGTTGCATAGTATGAGACACTTAGCACCCTGAGATGCAAAGCCGTTAGGTGCAGCCAGCAAGGATGCGTGGAAGGATGTCTTACCTGTGTTAGGCCGTGCCCCTACTATGATCAAGTGACCACCACTGATACCCTCTACCCTACGTGTCAAGCTAGGGATGTTGAACTTCCATTGTGATTGGATGTCATTGGACTTGAGTAGGTGATCAATAGATATGTCACCAAAGTCTAGCTTAAGGTTAGGGGTGAAGTCATCCTGATACATATGCAATAGATTACGTACAGGCTCAAGGCTATCCAATGATCCATTAACATAGTCGAACCCTATGTTGGCAAGCTTATTACCTAGTACCTGTTGGAACAACTTAGACATTACCTCATCAGCTATGTCCTTGTTCATAGATTCTTCACGAGACACACGCTTGAATAGATCATTGTACACCTGCTTGTTAGCAGTAGTCATCGTTGTGTTGTGAGCAAAGAACAATGCCTCAAGCTCAGATGCAGTTAAGGTACGTTCATATGTATTCATTGCGTAGTCTAGTGTCTGCTTAATCTTACGGACATCTTTACTGAACAACTCATCAGGGCAACGTATGCCCTTGTTGTTGTCATAGAACTCCTTGTCCATAAGAGTTCTTATTAAAGCTAATTCCATCATCTTTTCTCACCTCTTTCTATAGAACGGTGTCGCTCTTCATCTGTCATAGGCCGTATGTAAGCCCTTGTCTCCTCCTGCATATGGTCTAGCATTTCATATAGCTCCCGTAGTTCATTACGGGCCAACTGGATGTCTACCTCTAATGAGCCTATCTTACTTTCTATATTCTCTATCTCACCACACATACTCATACTTATTTCTCCAATCTTAATGCAAACCATGACACAGGGAATAGTTCTTTCATACTGTTACAGATTTGATTTGCTACTAACCTAGTCTCTAGTTGTGTGTCACCTGCACACCTAAGATTGCACATATCAGCGAAGGCATCAAGGCTACCTGACCAGTACCACTCAGTCATGGTGTTTTGTGGCAACACCATTCTTGCTTGTTCCTCACAAACCCCTCTCTCTAACATACTTTCGTATAGCATAGAAACAATACGTTGTGTTGTAGCAATGTGTACATCTTGTACTTCTAACGCTGGGTCACTGCCCTGTTTCTTATCAGCAGACTTACCACGCCATTTATCAGGCGCATAGAACTCAGGGGCATTGCTCACGTACCTACGGCTGATCTCATTCCAACGCAGGAACTTATGCTTGACCAACTGTCGTGCAACAAAGATGGGAGCCTTGATGTGGAAGGATGCAAAGCAATGACCAAAGGGTGAGGTATGTTTATGCTTGGCTAGGTAGTTGACTAGCTTGGTGTCAGCCTCGCTTAGTACTTCCTTTCTAGCGTAGTCCTCACTGTCACGCCAATCAGTAAGTTCCCAGCTGCTTGTCTTGTTGAAGCTAACCCTTGCTGCGTTCACCACTGATAGGTCAGTACCCATGTGGTCTATGTATGTTACATCAATCATTGTTTAACCTCTCGTGTTTCTTTAGGTATGCTAGTGCTTTTTCTATGCCTGTTATGTTGTCTCCTAACATACCTATAGCTAAGTT